ATGGTGGATCGCAAGCGTATCCAAGTACGCAATGCACCACCGGATGATTTTGAATCGTCCCGACAATTAGATTTCTATTTATCTCGCTTAGTGAGTTTACGTGAACTACAAAAACGAGGTGAGAAATACTATATTAAATTCTAAAGAAAAGAGTAAACTAACCCTATGGCAGATATCAGAATGATGACGGAAGATATTGAATCTTTAATATCCAGACGCATGATCATGGACTTAATTGAACACGATCAAAAATTTTTTAAAAACAATGTAGAGAAAGTAGAAGCCCTGCGAGCTTGTGCCGATCTATGGGACCACGAACTAGTGAATGATACCAAAGATTTACAGGAAGCCACCAGGCGTTTAATCATCCAAAAATTAAGTAAACTAAAGAATGGAAATGTGTTATCTTTCCCAAGATGATAAAAGATATTGTGACTTCTGTGGAAGTCTTTACGAAAATCTCTGATCCACCTGAAATGCAGGAAAAACTGATGTATCGGGTTATTTATCGAGATGGGAGTAAAGATGAATTCACCCACGAGCAGTGGCATGACATTGTAACCAGGGGTAGTAAGGCTTTGTGGAATTCCCAAAGCCCACAGACCACCGCCTAGTTATTGTTGTTTTTGTTCCGCTATTTGCGCTTGTAATACAGCGATTACTTCGTACGCTTCTTGTAGTTTTTGTTCTAATTCTTGCATAGTGACCTCCTTTGTATGCATTAGTGCGTACCGACCACCCTATCAAAGTTCATTTTAAAATGTCAATAAATCTTTGATCTTGACTTTTATTTTTGTTATGTTCTTAGGTATAAAAAGATTACTAACCACGAACCAAGGAGAAAACAATGCCAAGAGGAGTAACACCCAAAGAGAGAATGAAACGTACTGAAATAACTCTCGCCAAAAATTTAAAACCATCAGGTAGATTGAATGTAGATGACATTACAAGGGCTGGTAAGATGCGAAAAACTATGTCACGAAGTGAGTTTAAGGACTCTGATATGCCTAAACAAGCATATGATACTGCTAGAAAAGTTAAACCCTCAACTAGATTAAGTACAGATGATTTAAAAAAAGCTAAAGACATGATGGAAAAGAAAATGGAAAAAAAACCCGCTAAGTTTACAGTTGGAAAGAGAAAATCTATTATGGAAGCTCCTCAAACACGAACCTATGGCAACAAACCTACAGAGAGTGTTTTCCAAAAATTAAAAAGAGCACAAATGCTCCGTAAAATGTCAGGTAAGTAATGGCTTGGGGACCAGCATCATACGCATCTACTCCGAAGAAAGCTCCAACAGGTATTAATCGTCCTGGTTCTAACGATAATCAAAGACCTGCTTTTCTGAGTTCTATGCGATCTGATAAACCTTCAGGTCCTAACATTACAATGAAGTCTAAACCCTCTATCCCTCAACCTAGTTATATTGCTAACAGAGGTCAGGTCGGAGGCATATCATCTATTCCCAGCTACGCTAAACAGCCGTATTACACTAATGTAGAAGCAATAAGAGATGAGTATTTTGACAATCGTCCTGATGTATCCCGTGATCGTTTATTTAGACGCTCCGAACAAGATCGTTTGTATGAGAACTTTAAAAACACCATGATGAAACCTGTTTTAACAGCAGATGGTAAACCCACAGGAATGTATCAATCAGTGACACCTGGTGGCCCTACGTTATCAGACGAAGCTAATCGACTCGCTAATATCTACGGGCCTACACCCAGTGAGATTTTAAGTGATGTTAAGTATGGCGCCGGGCAAATTATGCAAGGCTTTGCTGAAAAAGGTACGCCTTTAATGCAGTTGTTAAAAGGTATTTACGGTGGGGTCCAAAATTTTTTCACACCGAAACAAAGTACAGGGACCATGGCCCAAGACCCACTAGCAGGGCTAACACAGGGTCAAATTTCCTCATATAATCAGCTTATAGCCTTAGGAATGAATCCACAGGTAGCTTTAGCTCAGGTACAGCAAAGATATGCCCAAGGAGGCATTGTAAGCCTTTAATCGGGTATGATCTTTATTTCTTTAATCATTCCTTTGGGGATCGTGGTCGACCGACCAAATTCTTTTGATTCAGGTATTATATCAGCGATGAGGGTAATTTTGTCGTCTGTTTCATGGGCAACGAGGCCGTAGGAGTGAACCAAACAATGATCCAGTTTTTCTATTTCAGACCAATCATGCCAACCTGTCTCATGCTCAACGACATCGAACCACGAAACACGGACCAAGTTCATGTCAAACAGTATATATATTATTCTACAGAAATTAAATCTAAACTTGTAAAAAATTGGCGAAATCGGTTTACATATTTACAATATTGTAAAAATATATATATATCAACGCTTTCCTCTGTAAATAAGTTGTCATCTCGGGGGGTCAAAAGCGTTTACAATTTACAAGCTTTGTTGAAAAATAAGGGTTTTTTTCAGAGGGGTTGTCAAAAATAGGGGTAAAAAATGTCAAAAATTGAACCAAAAATGCTCGAATTGACCCCAAAACAGCAAAAATTTGTCGATATTTTTGTCTTAAAAGGTCATATTCAAACAGCAAAACAGTGTGCATTGGAAGCAGGTTATGCCGAAAGCACAGCTACAGTGACTGCAAGTGCACTACAGAATCCTAAATACTATCCTCATGTTGTTGAGGAAATTGAACGTAAGAGAGCAGAAATGGCTAGGAGATACTCTGTTTCTTACAGATCACACATACAAAAATTGGCAGATTTAAGAGATGCTGCCGAAGCTGCTGGTAATTTTACTGGTGCAATAGCTGCTGAAAAGTATCGAGGTATGGTAGCTGGATTATACGTTGAGCGAAAAGAAGTCATTCATGGTAGTATTGATTCTATGTCGGTTGGCGAAGTAGAGGAGAAACTTAGTGAACTTAGAAAAAAGCTATCCATTCCTGGAGAACATGAAGTTATTGAATATGACGCACTTGAAGGGACATCTGTCGGAGAGCCTGGCGATGACCCACTTATTGAAGAAGGGGAACTTAGTCTTCAAGACGATTCATGATACTGGTTGTGTCGATCTTGTTGCTATTGATAAGCGTGGAAAGATACATTTATACGATGTCAAAACCTCTGCTAAGTATCTCAATGGCAAGAAAAAAGGGAAGAAGATTAATAGAATTTTGACACCATTACAGAAGCGTTTGAATGTAGAGTTATTGATGGTGGACTTAGAGAAAGAACAATGTTGGGTGGTGAAACATGGCGGAAGAACGTAATCTTTGGAATAGACTAAAAAAGAACACAAATTCAATAGTTTGGACAAGAATTGAAGCCACATCAGGCTTGGGTATTCCTGATCTATTTGGTTATTATAAACGAGGCTTTTGGGTAGAGCTTAAAGTAATTAAGAATAACAAGATTGACTTCTCACCACATCAAATTGCGTGGATTAATCGGCATTACTCACTTGGTTGTCCTGTATTCGTACTTGCCTCGGACCCTCTTCCGAAGACCCTTAAATTATTCTCAGGGTCCATTGTCCGTTCTCCATTCTCCATTAACGAAAAAAATCCATTAATGTCCATTGGCCCCGGATCTCCATCCGGGATCTGGGAACTCCTGATGGAGTTGCTGGGATCATGGACTCCTGACCGCATGTCCAGCTCCGTTCTCCATTAACCAATCTCCATTCTCCATTGCCGACATAGGCTTTGCTTATGATCATCGTCTCCTGCTCAGGAGCTGGCGTGCAGACCAGGAGATGGTACTTGACAGCAGAACAAGATTCGTGTACTGCGTAAAGTGATTCCTTCTTTGTTTTAGTTAGCCAAACGAAAACAATCGGCGACTCGAAGTCCTCGGGTCGCCACCCCAAATCTCCATTCTCCATTCCGACCTTCCCCTTACTAATGGTACTATGAGGTATATCCAGGATCCCGGCGTGTCCAGGCATTTCCTGACAGCAGGAGTACAGTAAAAAAAATAAAAAAAGTTTTGTTTTACTCTTGACATCCTAATTAATTAGGACTATATATATAAACAGAACTTGGAAGCGATAAAGGAAAAAGGATAAGTAGCGAAATGACGAACACGCACCGACCAAGTTTAGATTCAGGTAGTTGCCGTAATGACTCGAGATCCTGAATCGTACTAGAGGTTTGTGTGGTCCTGTCCACTTCAAAGGGTCATCACTTAACTCCTGTTACAAGTGGACATATGTGCAGGAGACCCAAACAAACAAAGGAGAAGGAAGATGAGTTATACAGTATTAATTAACGATATAACTTTTTATAAAAGTGACGAGGAGGGCAATCCATTACTTGATGATATTACTGGTGAAGTAAAAGTATTTAGAATAAAGCCAGGGTATCGGATTAAGGCTCTTGAATATTTAATGGAAGATTTTGACGAAGATATAGTTGAGGAGGCTAAAGATGAATAATTATAAATACGATCATATCATTTATAAACTTATACATAAGCACGGCTGGGTTCGTGTTCCCTGGTTCGTGAGTCTAGAAGATATGGAGTTGGTCGATGCCCGTAGAATTTAAACAAGACTCCATTCGTGAGTGGATCCTTAACAACCTAGAAGAAGGACAGATAGCAGACGTCATCCTGGAAGGCTGTAAGTCAGGTATTGTATCTGAGCTGATATATTACACAGACAGTTGCGCATTCTATGAGAAATTTAAAAACGAAATTTGGGACAGGCTGTGGGACTCTTATCAAGACATGTATGCAAATGTTGGTGACAACATTCTCCATTTCATTGGTGGATTTAATGGCGCTGCTGATGTTGGATCTCATGACCAGTTCAGGAACCTGCTGGCGTGGTGGGCATGTGAAGATGTGTGTCGTGAAATCATTTCCGAAAAAGAAAATGATGAGAGACAACAGGAGTTGGATGATGAGATAAAGTCAGGATGGGCTGACGCTGAAACTCCATTCGCTGAAAACCATTAAGTGCCAAGCATATTAATTACATTTGCCGTGGTCGCCATCGTGGCGATCATGGTTTCGTTTTCCATTTCCAAGATCCCGTTTGGGGTTGGTAATGTATTCAAGGAGATCATTGGGAGCTGGTGGCTGCTGTTGTTGTTTGTGGTCGCCAACCATGTGCTACGGTTCATGGCTCTCCATTCTCCATTCCCCCTTTAGCTTATAAGGTAAGTACCCTTAGGTGTAGCAGGAGCTGTCCAGTTCAGGAGATGGCGTGGCAGAGATTACTGCTAAAGGTTTGGGTTCAAAAAGTTATCCACAGTTTTATTTTAATAACTACTTGTAATTAGTTAGGATATGATTATATTAATAATAAGCCAAAGGAGGCAACATGAACAAAAAGAAAGAAATAGACAAGTTAGTTAGACTAACTATTCTAAATAACTTCATTAGTTCGAAGTTGAAAGAACAGAAAGACTTGGTCAAGTCTTTCGTAGGCGAGGAAGAAAAAGTCCTCAAAGGTCTTGAACATAAGATGAATGTCGTAAGACGATCTTATTACAAGTTCAACAGTGCAGAGTTCAAACTGCAAGAACCTTTAAGGTATAACCAATACAAGACACAACTCGTTGAGAGTGTCGAGTTAAAGCCGATTGTTGATGCAGAACAGGAAAGCGAACTGCTAACAGAAAACTTTCCTATGTTGCAAATGCAAACTCAATAAGTAAGGAATCAATTCATTTAGATGCGAGGGTATAATTGCCCTCGTATCGTTTTCCATTCCCCATTCCCCCTTTACCCTTATAGCATGTGTATATGTGTTAGTTAGTACCGGTGCAGACAGCGAGTTGCGTTGGTGTGTTGGATAGCAGGCAAGAGGTTGGTTGTCAAGCTGATGAGATTCATAAAATAGAAATTAGGGTGCGACAGAAGGGTACAAAAGTTATCCACAACTTAGTTAATAATTACTTGCAACTAATTAGGATATGTGCGAATATACACCATGCCTAACGATAACAACAGCATTATCAATAGACCTTTTGCAGATTTGCAAGAGCGTTTGGCTGAAGTCGAAAGACTTGAAAGAGATAGTGCTATACAATCAAGAAGAGAGGTAGATTATCGTGCTATTTGCAATTACCTTAATTCTGAAATTTTTCATCTTATTGCTACTGTTGATGATCCTCAAGTGAAAGCTTGGGCTAGAAAGATTGTCACCAAATTGCATGAAATGGTGGGAAGTAGAATTCTCTAAACCTTTCAGGGCTGGATATTCTCCAGCCCTGACCAATCCCATCTCCCTCCAGCTCGACTCCCATCTTTGAACTCCAACTACAACATATAGAGATCCTAAGCCCGTTTGCCCCTAGATATAGGGGCGGTGGCACGGGGGCGGGGGTTAAATCGCCCCCCATGTAACTACAATGTTGGCCTTTAGGTTGTGTTTTACACAAATAATTACTATGATATAAATCTGGAAATGCGCATTGACTTTGATGTTGCTTCAATGGATCGCCAAGAAGCGAAAGAAGCACTACTAAAATTAGAACTTAGAAAGACACAACTAGAACTTGCAAGTAAGGCAAGAGACTCCTTTATAACGTTCGTTAAAACTGTGTGGCCAGGGTTCGTGGAAGGTGAGCATCATATCCGTATCGGAGAGAAGTTCGAAAAAGTGCTACGGGGTGAAATAAAAAGATTAATTGTTAATATGCCCCCTCGTCATACAAAATCAGAATTTGCATCTTATCTTTTCCCTGCTTGGCTCATGGGCCATAAACCACAGACCAAGATCATTCAAACCACCCACACCGCCGAACTCTCCTATCGCTTCGGTCGTAAGGTCAGAAACCTCATGGACAGTGATGAATATCGAAGTGTCTTTCCCGAAGTAAAATTGTCCCAGGATTCCAAAGCCGCTGGACGATGGGAAACCAACTATGGGGGAGA